CGGCGCGAGGCCGGTGGCGAGTAGCCACGTGGAGCCGTCGGACCAGAGCGGCTTGTTCCTGGTCTTGTCGAAGGCCTGGAAGCCCTCGGGGACGGCGGTGGCCGCAGGTAGCGAGGTGGTGATGTAGGCGTGGACACCCAGGTTCGCCGCGAGGGTCTGCTGAGCCGCGGTCGGATACGGAGAGACAGTGAGGGTCTTCCCGTTCCTGGTCGTCCCGGTCACCGGGGTGAGAGTCGTGTTGTCCGGCCACTTCACGGCCATCGACAGCGCACCCTCGGCGTCGTGCGCCAGGTAGTACGTCGTGGTCGCCGAGATCGTGGCCGGGAGCGACACCGCCTGAGTGGACGCGGCATCGCTGTAAAGGACCTTGCTCACACTGTCGACGGTCACAGCCGTGATGATCAGGGTCTGACCGGCCACCGAGACCGTGACCGCAGGGTTCGCGGCCGAATCGGACGCCTCCCACAGGCTGGTCTGTGCGAGCAGGATCGCGGCCACCTCGGTAGTGACCGTGATCGCGACGTTCTTCGTAGCCGAGACGTCCAGTGAGGGCACCTCGATGCCGGCGAACGGACCGATGTAGACGACGTTCTGTGTGGTCATGGCTTACCTCACTATCCAGATGGGTGGGGATCAGGACAACGCCAGCCAGTAGGTGAGCGTCGACGCCGTCAGCGTCCCTAGCGTCCCCTGGAAGGCGGTCGTCTGGGCGGCGTCAGCGGTGGCATACCTGCTGTTCGCGGCGGACAGGCCGATGTTCGCCAGCGCACGGTCAGCGGATCTCGGAAGGGCGGGACCCGTCGTCCCGTTGAAGAAGAACGCGATGAGGACGTCACCAGCGGCGGCCGCGACAGGGCCGCCCGCGACGGCCATCGTCTTCACGCCGGTCGATGCCCAGGCCGTCGACTGATCCGCCGTGGCGCCGAGCAGCACCCCGGCCTGGTAGAGGCCGGCGAAGCACTGCCCGGAGGTGAGGGTGTTCCCCGCGGTGCCGACATGGGTGATGATGTTGGTGATGTTCGCCGCGACGGACAGGTGCACCCTGGTCACGTACACCAGGCCAGCGGTAGGAATCGCCGTGCTGGTCGGAGTCAGCGACGGGTCATAGGGCCATGTCAGCAACGCGTGGTCCGCCGGAGTCCAACGCTCACGCGGGTGGGAGTGATCCGCCCGGGCATACGTGGTGCCGACCCCGACGGCGGCGACGATCGAATCGGCGACGGGCGCCGCGGTCGCCAGTCCCCCGGCCCACACGAGCCCTGTCGTCTCCCCGCTCGACGCGGTGAGGACTTTCCCGTCTGTGCCGACCGCGAGCACGGCGGGGGTCGACGCGGCCGAGGCCGAGAGCAGCGCCCCCTTGGCGGTGAGCGTCTCGTTGCGGATGTCCGGGGTGGCCCAGACGAGACCGGTCGTCTCGTTCGTCTTCACGGTCAGCACCTGGTCGGTCGTGCCAGTGGCAAGCCGAGCCGGGGTCGATGCTGCGGTGGCCGCGTAGATGTCGCCCTTCGTGGTGAGTGTCGCCTTCGCGGCGAACGCTGTGGTGTCGGCGGTCCGGTCCGCGTAGACGTCGGCGGCCACCTGGACGAGCGTCGCCGCCGGGGCGACGGTCGTCACCTCCGACCCGATACCGGACGACAGCACGACCTGACCAGCGAACAGCGTGGTGCCGTCGGCGTGCGTGATGGTCAGGGCGAGCGGGCCGTCGTGCCCGTAGAGCGTGGTGTCGGTCGTGACCGCGAGCGGCAGCGTGATCTCGTCGCCCACGATCGGGCCCGGATCGGCGTCCGGGTCCGATATGACCATCGCGGGGTCGTCGTACAGGTCGACGTTGTCACCGGCTGGTGTGGTGACCGCCGTCAGGATGAGGGACAGCCCCCCCGGAACGATCGTCAGTGTGCCCATCGGTCAGCCTCCCAGCCGGTTGATCTGTGCGTCGACCTGCGCGGCCCGGTCGTCGAGGCCACGGGCCACGTAGCCGCGCCGCTCGTTCGCCAGGGCGTCGAGCAGTGACCGCGTCATCGGGTCGATGGTGGGGCGTGTGGCTTCTGCGGCACGCTGTACCGCCGCTTCCTGGTGCTCGACCGGCGGGGCATCCGTCGGCTTCGTCGGTGTTCTCGCCACGACGTGTCTCCCTCACATTGGCCTGCCGGACAGCACCGCCCCGGTGCGAGACCGGAGCGGCGCAACCCGCCAGGATCAGAAGGACGGGGTGGTCGTTCCGGTCCCACCGATACGCCGGGCGTGCGCATACCGGGCGTGGGTGTAGGCGAAGTAGCCGTAGACAACCAGCAGCACACCGAGGGTTGCCGCGTTCGTCTGCTCGGCCCGGATGAACATCGGCGCGTTCGAGTCCTCCCACAGGTGGAACTCGCCCTTGTCACCGACGTAGATCTCGTCTTCGGCGCCGCCACCGAGGTTCGTCGCGATGTTGTTGTCAACGATCACGGCGGTGCCGTTCGGCAGGGTGCCCCGACGGCCCGACCCGTAGCCAGCGCCCGGGTCGACGGTTCCCCCAGCCAGCGCCGGGATGCCCGCCTGAGACAGGAACGGGAAGCTGGTGCCGACCTGCGACTGCATCCAGTACCAGCGCCGCGAGTGCATCACGGCGATGTTCTGGCCGGTCGCCTGGTCGAGCAGTGCACCCTCGACACCAGAGAGAGCCTCCAGCACCTTCGGGTACAGCTCGGCGGCGGTCGGGCTCGCGTCGGTGTAGGTGACCGCTGTCGCTACGGTCGCGAGACCGTTCGTGGCGCCATTGAGGAGGGTGTTGTCCAGGACGCTCGCATACCGGCGGAACAGGTCGTCGAGGACGATCGGCTCGATACCGGTACCCCGCTCGATGGCCTGCCGAGAGATGGTCTGCTGACCGCCAGCCGTCAGAACACTCACCGGAAGCAAGGTGTCATCCATGTTCGACTCGGAGACAGCCTGGTTCTCGGTCTGAACAGCAGCGGACGACGCGGTCGTGATCCGGCTGATCTCCACGGTCATACCCGTCGGGGGTAGATCGTGGTGGGTGCAGGCATCCGCGAACGGACGACCAGCAGCAGCCGCCGGAGCGTACAGGTCGGTCAGGTACTGCGGGACGACCAGACCGGCGAACGCACCGACACCGACCGACCGCTCCAGGTACTCGCCGCGCTCGACCCGCTCCTCGGCCTGGTGCCGCTGGAGGCGAGCCTGCGCCTCGTAGTCACCACGGAACGCGTTGATGACGTCGGCCTCGAACTGACGGCCCGGCTTCGAACCGGTACGCAGCACGCCGCGCTTCTGGTCGAACCCGCGCTCCCTGTGCGGGGCGTAGGTCCGCTCCTCGTGCCCGACCCGGGCCACCTGGTCGTAGGACGGGCGGGCAGCGCCGTCCCGGACCTGCGCGGACAGGGACGCATACTCAGCGTCCCGGGTGATCTCGGCATCGAAGTCCGAGACCTTCCCGCGCAACTGCTCGATCCGGGAGTCGACTCCGGCGCGAGCCAGCACGATCTCGTCGACCCTCTGCTCAGTCACCGTCGCGTCACCGGCCTCCAGCGCGGCACGCATCGCGGCCAGGGACTCGGTGTGACCGACGCGCTCACGCAGGGCCGCCGACAGGTCTTCCTGCGCCTTGAGACGCAGCTGCTCCAGCGTCATGACTGGACTTCCTCTCACTCGTTCGGATGTGATGCGGCCGGACGCGGAGTCAGACGGTCCCCGTACGGGGAGCGTGCGAGCCAGGGCAGACCAGAGCACCCGGCGCCCCACGGGGGTTGGGCGCCGGGTGGAATAGGGGGTGGCTAACCGGCCAGGGCGAGGGCGAGTTTTGCCCTCAGGAGCCGAGACGGGGCCACGGGTGACACCTGTGCGCGCAGGGCAGACGTCGCAGCGGGGTTCGCACCGAAGTTCACGGCGGACACGTCACCACGGTGCAGGTCCACGGCGTCGATCCGGTACTCGGTGAAGTCCGGACTCCACATGCCCGAGTCGATCCGGAACTTGAAACTCGCCTCGGCCAGGTCGCCGCGCTCCAACGCCCGCAGCATGTCCTTCACATCGGACCGCTGCGGATCGACGTAGGCGTCATACCGCAAGCCGATCTCATCCTCAGCCAGGGTGAGAGTGTCGTTCCGGGCGTGAGCCATCGGCAGGCCACCGCCCGCACCGTGGTTCAGGGTGAACTCGACCATCGGCGACGAGGCCAGGGTCTTCCCGAACGACCCGCGAGACACGGTCTCGTTGTACGGGCCGAACAGGTCATGCATCTCGTAGGGCGTCTCAGTCACGCTGGCGTGCCCACCGACTCGGACCACGGTCAGGCCATTACGGGTTTCCTCCCGCATCTCCTGTACGTCCAGCTGGACGCGGACCGCCGACCGGGACGACGGGTCATCGGTCATGCGCCGCTGCGACGGCCGGTCCGCCGGTGCCCGGACCTCCGTGGCGCGACGGACGGCCGCAGCCTCATGGGTGGTCATAGTGGCGCTCCTGTGGTGGTCGGGACAGTGCGGTTCGGGGATCCGAAGAGCCGGTCGAACTCGGCCATCTGGTCCGGGGTGAACGGCTCGCGGTTGTCGATCTCCCGCGCTTCGGACGGGGCGATCAGCCGGTCACGTACCTGCTGACCGAGCATCGTCGTCCGGGTCTGCGGGTCCATGCGCAGCAGCGCGTCAGTGGCGAACTTCACGTATCTCGGCTGCGCGAGCATCAGGTTCGAGAACGCCCACTCACGCCGGGCGAACGCCGTCCCCATATGCATGATCAGGAACTGGAGGTTGCGTTGCGTGACATTCGCGTAGGTCACCGACGACCCCGACACCCCGCCGTCCACCATGTCAGCAGGGACACCGAAGAACCGGCAGACGTCCACCACGCCGTACTTCATCTCATCCAGGAACACGGCGCCCCCACTGGCCTGAGCCTCTGGGGTGTACTCCCACGACGCACCGGTCACGAAGATGTCGCCGTTCGCGGTCGATTGCTTGAACCGCGCCTTCGTCTCAGCCGAGACACCAGGAGACAACTGCTCCTGCTTGGTGTGCTTGAGCACACCCTTCGGGTGCGGCCCGGCAACGAACCAGTCGTTCGCGAACTGCTGCGCGGCCAGGTACCCGCCGATGCTCATCGCGGCGTAGGACACCGGGGACAAGCCGACCGCGATCCCCGGGATCGTGGCGCCCTTCTCGTGCCACACATCCCGCGGATTGTCGTAGACCTTCCCGCCGATCCGGTACCCCGTGATCTGCGGTCCCTTGCCGAGCACGGTCACGCCAGCCGACGGCTGAAGCTCGATCTCCGCCGGGAGCCCGCTGCCGTCCCGCTTCGTGATCAGGCCGAACACGTTGCCCGTCCGGTCGATCTCGAACTGAGACGAGAACAGCCACTCCGGCAGACCACACCCGGCGCCGCCCGGGAGCAGCAGCACCGGTGGTTTCGGGGTCTCCACCTGGACGCCACCGACCCGCCGGAACACGTCCAGCGGGGTCGTGCTGACCAGGCTGGCACGCAGATTCAGGCACGCCCAGACCGCCGAGTGCCGCAGCGCGGTGTCGTCCGTGACCGGAGTCATACCCGGTCGGAACTCGGCGCGCTGCGGGATCATCTCGCCAGGGGTAGGGAACATCAACCCGCGGGTCTTCCACGCAGCCGCAACAGACCGGAACAGGCTCACCGCGTCCCCCTCACGGATCGAGGCAACCGGGCGCCCTGAAGGAGCCACGAAGCCAGCCAGCAGCCACACGCAGCCGAGAACAGACCGATCGGGACACCAGCCAGAGCCGCTACCTGGATACCCAGGGACACAACGACCAGCAGCACGCCCAGCAACTCCAGCGAGGCAGTCACGCGCTCCACAGCGCCCACCTCTCAGCCCACACTCGCGAGCAGTTCGTCATCGCTGTATTCCTTCCGCGCGGGCGTGATCGACAGGCCATGCAGAGCTAGCACGAGCGCGACCAGAGGTGAGATGTCGCAACTGCTGCTGGTCCGCTTGAACGCCCAGGCATCCAACAGCTGCCGGGTGGCCGCTCCCGCGAGGGCCTCAGTGAGAACCGGCTGGCCGATGTGCCGCCACTTACCCTCCCGCGTGGCCGACTTCAGGGCCCCACACGCCTGGGCCATCTCCCGGGCGCTGGTCAGATGCAGTGGCCCGTCGGGGCGGTCCTTGTCCGGCTCGATGATCCCGGCCTTCCGCAGGGCCGGGAGCAGCGCCCCCGCCTGGCCGGTCGGGTCGAGCACGACCGGGGTCTCGGCGCCCAGCGACTCACGTAGCTCGAGGAGCCGCTCGACGATCCACCCGTCCCCGCCCCGGTGCTCAATCACCTCGGCGTGGGGCAGGCCGTCCGCCCTAGGGCCCGCCACCGCAATGCTGCCCCAGCTGGAACCCGGAGCCACGTCGACCGCCAGCACGTAGGTCTTCCCGACGATCTGCGAGTCGGGATCCTCGCACGCCACCCACTCATCGGCCGGAATCACCTGGTCCCCGTACCGGGCGGGCACCCACACATTCCCGTAGGCCCTCGCGAACCCGGCTGGCGTCATCTTCGCCCGCTCCGAGCGGATGATGTCCACGGTCGTCGTGATGCCCAGAGCTGGCATGAACGTCGCCCAGTTAGCGGGGTCGTCGAGATCCGAGTCGGGGTCAGCGCTGAACTCGCAGTAGCAGACGCCCCGGTCGATACCGGCCTCAGCCAACTCCCGGCCCGACTTGACCTTGCCCTTCAGGTAGATCGAGCGTTCGGAGCCAGCGGTGCTGACGACCCACAGTTGAGCGTTCTTCCTGGTGATCATCGCGGGCGAGAGCGCCTGCTCGACTCGATCATCGATGTGACAGAACGCCTCGTCGATGTCGCCCACGTCCAGGGTTCCGCCGTGACCCGAGGTCTCCTTGTTCGCCTGTATGCCCCAGATCGACCCATTTGACCATCGTATTGACTCCTCGCCGATGGTCCTGCGGGTCATCCACCGGCCGTCGAACCGCTTCGAGGCACGCAGATCCTCAGCCCAGTCGTCCATGAGCTTCGACTTCGCGGACAGCCGGTCCTGCGCCGTGTAGGTCAGGCGCTGACGGCCACCGAACTTCGCCGCGTCGACCATCCGCTGCACGTTCTTCGCCAGGATCAACGTGCTCTTGCCCGACTGCCGGGGGACGGTCACACGAACTTCCCGGTACACGAGGTTGCCCGTGTCCGGGTCCACCTCAAGCGCCAGGTCGGCGAGCTCCTGCTGCCACGGCATGAGTGGCTTACCCAGGGCCGCAGCGACCTTCCCGACCCTCGGACCCCACGTGGGCCGACTCTCACGGCGTGGCGAACACCAGGACGGACGCGCCGCGTTCGCCATGGCACACCTCCCAGTCAGCGAGCGACAAGCGCCGGGCCGCCATCTGAGAACAGGTCGTCGGCTTCCTCGGCCGTCGCGGACGTCAGCTCATGGACGACGCCCCGGAGCTCCTTCGCGACCGTCGCCATGATCCGGCCGTCGATCTGCGCGGCCGGAGAGTCGAGAACGTCGGCCAGCACCTCAGCGACCGACGCGAGCGTGCCCGCGGCGGGGTGCCTCGAGTACACGTGCCCCAGGTCGCTGCGTAGCGCCTTCAGGACGGAGCCGGGAGCTGGCGTTCCCTCGGCATCTGTGAGGACATCCACGACCGGCGTGCGGTCGGGCGCGGCCTGTTCCGGGTCGACGACGCTGAGCCTGCCCTTGCGGGCATTCCGCTTATGCGCCAGGGATCGATCGCGAGCCGTCTCTCGATCCCGCGCCAGGCGGTGCGGCGAACAGCGCTCAGGTGCAGGGCCACTCCTCGGCGCCTCATGCTCAAGGCCCGGCGGGCAGTCTTTACAGGTGTATGTCCGCATTTGACACCCCCGAACTAGGCTCACCGTTCATGATCGAACAGAAAAAAGGGAC